GATGGTACACCACCTGTTGAAACATTTACTACAAATCCTAATACATTAAGAGTAAATAAGGCAGGTAGAGATGCAAGTGAACCAATATTGGAAGTAGAATAACGGAATTTAAAAAATATTATATTTATTATCAAACGAATAAACATACATTATGGGATATTTAAGTAATACCGAATTGACTGTAGATGCTATACTAACAAAAAAAGGTAGAGAAAAATTAGCAGCAGGACAAGGTTTAAACATTACACAATTTGCACTGGCTGATGATGAAATAGATTATTCTTTATATGAGCCAGCACACCCATTAGGTTCAGCTTATTATGATTCGGCTATTAAAAATATGCCTGTATTAGAAGCTAATCCTGATGAAACTCAGGTGATGAAATATAAATTAGTAACACTTCCAAAAAATACAACTAGGATTCCTGTTGTAGAATTTGGTGTACCAAACATTTCAGTAAACCAAAGAAGTGGTGAGGTTTCACTATCCCCTACTACTTCACCCGCTGGTAATAGAAGCTTGGGTTACACAATCGTACTTGCAAATAAAAATGCAGGAGATATTGTTGGTGAAGGGGTTTCAGCAGCAGTTGGTTCAGTACCGGTGTTTATTGGTGATGATGTATCTGCAACAGCGGCAATTGCAAAAGGACTAACATTTAAATTTATTCCAAGTCCAGCCCTTACCTCAACTATCAGAACAACTATAACTGTTTATGGTAATGAGACGGGAGGTTCACAAACTATTCCAGTAACAGTAACTTACGTTCAATAATATAAACTATGGCAGTAATTAGAGATAATAGAGGAGCCCTTTTAGCAAGTAACTTATCACAATATTTAGCAGGTGCAGCTAACACCGCAGGAACCCCAATTGATACTAACGAATTAGTTAGAATCATGAATAACTTTTTGGGACAAGGTGAACAAATTAGTGGGGATTTAACAACAATTACAAATGGTATCTATAAAAAGTTTGGAGCAATTGATAAAGTAACCAATAGGACTGAAATAGTGACTTCAGGTATATGGAGTGGTGATACAGGTTCATTAGCGGTAACTTCAACACATACTTCATCAGCACAAATTACATCAGTAAGTGGTAAATATTATATTGATGTATATAACGCACTGACTTCATCAGATAGTGCAGAAAAACAATTTTCATTGACATATGGTGATGTAGATGGTTTTGGAGCACCAACTTTAACTCAGGATGATTCCTCTAATTTATCTACAAAAGCAATTTATAAGCAATTTAGAAATATTCTTTTAGATAGAACTGATGATTTATTTAGTGTATATACGGGTTCAGCAACAGGTTCTTCAGGAACAGCTGGTGGACATGATATAAGAAATTTTTACGCAATTAATATCAATAGAGCCAGATATAAAGAAAGACTTGATCCAGGTAATTTTTCATTAACATTGTCAGGTTCAATAGGAACTATTACATTAATAGATGATAGTGGTGGAACAGACGAAAATGTTACAACAGCAGGTAGAGTTTACAATGTAGTAAGTGGTGCGTTGAATATAGGTAGTGCAGCTACAGCATCAATCAAAAATGTAGTAGCACTTAATGGACAAGGATATGGTTTATTTTTTCCAGATATGGGTGTTATATTGTTAAACCCCGCGGCAATTTCCTCATCAGTTGATATTAAATTAGCACCAGCATATGGTTCTCAAGTTGGAGTGTATCATAATATCGCATTAAGCGGTTCAACATACAGCGGTAATTCTGGTTCTGTAATGTTATTAAGGTCAATAGCAGGCGGTGCTGATTTCGAAGCTCGTAGAACAGAGAATGTATCAACATCTCATTTCTTTGTGAGAGCAAATAATAGAGAGTTTAACTTTTCTAACAATCCGACATTTATATCAGGTTCAGTAGGAGAATTTGCAGTAAGTTCATTTGAAAGAGACCCTAGAGTATACATAACTACTGTTGGCCTATACGATGACGCTAACGAGCTGTTAGCCGTTGCAAAAGTATCAAAGCCCGTTGAAAAGTCATTCGACAAAGAAGTGGCAATAAAAGTAAAATTAGATTTCTAATAGAGAATAACCAACAGATTAGTAAAACCCAGCCCCGTAAGGTTGGGTTTTCTTTTAGGTAGATATTTATAGTAGATATGTTAAAACGAATACCAAAATCGGATATTAGTATAAGACCATTCAAAGCTTATAAACAATGGTCATTTGATAATACAGAACTAAATGTGTATGAAGCCAATGCTACATCAAGTGTATCTTCATCTCAATTTCCACAAAATTCTATATTTGGCCAATTAAGAGCCCAATTTTACAATGGAAATATAGATAATCCATTTCTAAGATTTGGTGTTAAATCTACAGGTTTTGCAACCGGTTCAGGTTCCGAAAGATTTATGACTGGTTCTGCTAAAGTAATTTCTATTCCACAAATATATGTTGGAGAAGGTATAAAAAAAGGTTCACTAAATTTAATAGATTCTACAGGAACATTTACAGATGATTCTTACGGAAATTTAATTGCAAGTGAGGGAGATACAGTCTCATTTGTTGATACGAACTTGACAAATGGTAGTGCATCATTTACCGATAGTATTTTAAATGAAACATATAATATTAGTTTAACAGACGTAAACTTTACAACGGGTCAAATCCAAGGTAGTTATAATGGTGAGGGATTTTCTGCTACTATGCTTAGTTTTAATTTAGATACTGGTGATATGGTAGTAGATAATTTTGATTTTTTGAATCCAATAGCAGGTAGTAATATAATCGGAAACGTATTTTATAATCAAGGGCTAGTAGTATTAACAAAACATCCTGATACAAGAATATCTGGTAGTTGGGATTTATCATTTAAGTCCACAAAAACAATATATGAACACGAATATTTATTAATAGTCAATGAGGATGAATTTAATGTTTCACAAAACCCATCGGCGGTTGTAGAAAGTGGATTTGAGTACACATTTATAACAGGCTCTGACAACAAAATTTATAAAACTATAAGTAAATCAGGTGCTAGGTATATAAGAAAAAGAAATGTATTAGAGGATGGAAATATTTTAGATTATGGATATACGGGCTCTATTGGAGATAAAAAAGCTGGATTTGAACATTGGGATATGAGTGGTTCGGTAGATTCTACTGGTTCGTTTCTTTCACCTTTTATTACAACTATTGGTTTATATGATGATGATTGTGATTTAGTTGCAGTAGCAAAATTACCCCAACCAATTAAATCTGAACCTGATTTTCCTGTAAACTTTATTGTACGATTTGATATTTAATATATATTTATAGTAAAAGAAAAACTATGGCAAAAAGTATTTTAGAAACATACGAAGAAAAAAAAACAGCTATTGGTGTAGATAAAATTTCATTTGATGCGGGTGTTAATGCAAAAACTCCTTACACTACAAACGATTTAAAAAAGGCTGATGAACAAGTATTAACAGCAGAAAAATTTAAAGTTGGTAGAGGTGGAGAGCTTAAAGCTATAAAATACTCCGATACAGTAAAGAAATAAATTTAATGGTTAAGAAAAAAGTTACAAAAAAGAATAACTCTAAATGGGTTGCAAAAAAACATGGATTTAAGTCAGGTCTTGAAGAAAGTATCTCTAAACAAATCGCGAGTAGAGGGATTAAGGTTGAATATGAAACAGAACAGGTTTCTTATATTATACCTGCTTCTGAACATAATTACCACCCTGATTTTCGTTTACCTAATGAAATTAGAGTAGAAACAAAAGGTAGGTTTGTTCTTGCAGATAGAAAAAAACATTTGTTAGTCAAATCACAACATCCCGAATTGGATGTTCGTTTTGTATTTACAAACTCAAAAAATAAAATAAGTAAAAAATCCAAAACTACATACGCAATGTGGTGTGAAAAGCACGGATTTAAGTATGCTGATAAGGAAATTCCAAATAGTTGGTTTGAAGAATAAGTTATGTGTAAAGTGCTGATAGATAAATTTGTAAAAGAATATCCATTACACTTTGATTATGTTAGAAGGTTAAAAGAAGAGTTTGAAATTATTGAGGATAAAGGATTTATTGAAACCTACAAACAGGTCTGGGATATTATACAAATTATAAAAAGAAAAGGCTCGCTTTGGTTATTAAGGGGCAGCGGTGCAAGTTCATTAGTTGCATATTATATGGGTATTCACGACATTGACCCTATAAAAGAAAATATACCCTTAGAAAGATTCCTTAATTGGACTAGAGAAGACCAACCCGATTTTGATATAGATGTTCCATATGATGTGAGAGATGAAATACTTTCCGCAATCGGTGAAAAATATCCAAATATGGTTTCTCGTATCTCCAATCGTGTCAAATATACAGAAAAATCAGCATTAAGAGAGGCAATACGCAAATGCGGTTATAGAAAATTTGTGCCAAAATATTTTCGTATTCAAAAAATATTTTCCGATACATACACTCAAAATAAATGTTTAAGAATCGCAGAGGAATTAATAGGTAAACAAAGGATGTGGAGTAAACATTGTGGTGGTATTGTAATTTGGAAAGATGGGATACCAGAAGAATTAATCCTAAAAGAAAATCAAATAGCAGTAGATAAGTATGATGTAGAGGAACAAAATTGGATAAAAATTGACCTTCTTTGTAATAGAGGATTGGCACAATTAAGAGAATTAGACCCACATACAAAACTTTCAGAGTATCCATTCGATGATAAATTGACTTCCGAACTATTGTGTAAGGGGGATGTGTTAGGTTTGACACAAAGTGAGAGTAGAACAATGAGAAAAACTATTCTGGCTTTACAACCCAAAACAATGTATGATGTTGCATTGGCATTGGCATTGATTAGACCGGCAGCAGCAGATGGTGGTAGAAAGGCCAGTTATTTTAGAGATGGAAAAGCTATGTTTGTTTATGATGAAGACGCACTAACATTTATATCATCTGCAATAGGATGTAGTTTATCAGATGCGGATAGATACCGAAGAGGATTTGCTAATTTAAGGGCTGATATAATAAAAGAATTTAAACAAAAATGTAATAGTGAAAGTGTATTAAAAGAATTATCACACCTTCGTAAATATTCATTTGCTAAAGGACATTCAATTGCTTATGGGCAAATGGTATGGGCATTGGCGTACCATAAAGCAAGAAGGCCTAAAGAATTTTGGAGGGCAACACTCAAACACAACCAATCATCATATAAAAAGTGGGTTCACAAAAGGGAAGCGATTATAAATGGCGTGGAAATACAAAATGAAGAAAGAGGAACTATGTATGACCAATTCACAAAAACAGGTTGGTGGGATAGCAAAGAGTTCTTACCAAAATTGGGTAGTGGTGAGTATGAAAACCAGTTTTATTTCAACGGAATAGTAGCAAATTTTCGTAAATTAAACCGATATGGTAAAAGTTGTGTATTGATGACAATAGGTACAGGAAACGGAGAATATATTGATTTAGTTATTAATAAAAAATACCCGTTTGGATATTACGGTTGTATAGAGGGTTGGGGTTGGAAAAAGGAACAATTTAATTCATCTTTTATAGAGGTGCAAGAATTTAAACCCTATAATTTACATGGTTCAGTAGAACATAAAATGGAAAGATTTTTTGTATAATATTTGGCATTTTCTGATATTTTTCGTATATTACATTTGTGTTGAAGCAAACTGATAAAAATATCGTAGTATCCACGTTATCTAATACGTTGGGTAGTTATCTTACATTAAAGGGTAACGAATTAGCATTTTATTGTCCGTTTTGTAATCACCATAAACAAAAATTACAGGTGAATACAGAATCCCAAAAGTGGCATTGTTGGAACTGTAATAGTGGTGGTAAAAAATTGACATCATTACTTCGTAGACTTGACGTAGATAGAAAAACTATATCTATTATTAGAGAGATTTATGGTGACAGTAATTGGACACCACAACAAGAAGATACAGATACAAAGGTATTTATTTCCCTTCCAAAAGAATTTATAAGTTTAGTAGAAGAACCAAAAGGTTTTAATCCTGAATATAAAAATGCTATATATTATCTTACACAAAGAGGTATTACAACAAAAGATATAATTAAATACAATATTGGTTATTGTAAAGAAGGATTATATGCACAGAGAGTAATTGTACCGTCATACAATTCAGATGGCTCACTAAATTATTTTATTTCTCGTTCATACTATCCCGAAAATAAAATGAAATACAAAAACCCACCAATCAGTAAAAATATAATATGTTTTGAATCCCAAGTAAATTGGAATGAACCAATTATACTTTGTGAGGGTGTATTTGATGCTATAACAATCAAACGAAATGCAATTCCACTTTTAGGAAAGTTTCCATCTAAACAATTAGTTGAGAAAATCTTTATGAGCGGAGTATCTAATATTATAATTTCATTAGATAACGATGCTATGAATGAAGCACTAAAAGCGGCAGAGTATTTTCGTAAGAATGGAATA